GATGATCCTGATCTACCAGATATTGTACCAAAACCAGCACCTAAACTTTTCATATCTTTACCTGTATAACTTGTATGAAATACTATTCCCATTCTTGCTCTTCTAATCTTTTTACCTAGAGTAGAGTTTACTGGTGTTGCATATGTGATTGTGTTTGGTGTGAAAGATATCATAGACTCTCCATCTATGACTTGTATTTTAGTATCATTTGTAAAGAGTAAATCTCCTTGGTAGATACCTCTTATTCTTAATTTTTTTAATTCTCTTAAACAGACTAGTAATTTATCTGCAACAGGTCCACTATGATTACTCATAATATCTCCTGGTGTATAATTGATTTTTGGTTTGACGTTGAATACTGATTTAGTACCAACAAAGAATTTACCGTTTTCTGGATTTATTCCACATACAATAGCAGGAGCTCCGTCCCACTTAACAGACATGTTAACTTTACCACCAGAGGACCCTGCTAACATATTTCTAATTGATTTTAGAAATTTTACAGCATTATCTCCACCTCTGGAACCTCTATTGATTATATCATCTTCTAGATGTTCTAAATGTGTGTTCTTTTCCTTTGTTATGAAACCTTTAAAATTAAACATATCTTTCTCATTTTATCCATAAATTAATTCACTCTCTCATTCAATAAAGCAAGTTACCACTATTTATACTAGTATAACTTGCCAAAAGGACCAAATTGTGACCCTCTTTTCTCTGCTAAAAATACCATATCCGTCAACATTTTGTTTCTTTTTGCTGGTGGTATAGAGTATATTACATGCAAAAAATCCAATTCCATTAGTTTAGTATGTGATACTCCGTTCTTTAAGTCATTACTATTGTATGACTTTATCATAGTTTCAATAAATTTACTGTCTGAAATACCTGTATCTGTATATCTATTGACCAATTTAAATCGTTTTAGGTAAACTGACTTGACCTTATCAAAAGCAGCCAATGATTTAGGATATAGATTATGATTATTCACAAAGAATAATTTACTATTATTTCCTATACCATACTCTGCCATTAATCTTGTTAATAAATCTACTGGTACTTTACCTATACGAGCTGCACCAGCACCTTTAAATTTACCATCCCATTTTAAATTTTGATTAAATCCTTTTCCGTTTTGTCTAACTTGAAACTCGCAAACATCGTTAGCAGATTTTATATCTATTCTCATATCAGCAGACACTAAAGTTTTATCTGACTTGTTACCCATTTTCATAACTGATCTATCTAACTTCATTACAAACTTACTGTCTCTCATTAATGCATTTTTAGTATTTACTTCCTCATATTTTGCCTCTTTACCTGAAATCTTTTTTAATGATATACCTGCCAATTTATATTGACTATATAAAGTTTTCATCACATCATTTAATTTAGATATAGATACAGAGTTACCTTTCATAGCAGCATTAATATTTTGTCTAACATTGTTTTCATTTTTAATCAACCATATGTCAGCAGGGTTCCAACTATCTTTTTTTGAAATCTTAAACTTATCTCTTATTAAGTTAGAAATATAATCCATAAAACCACCGTCTCTGTTATATTCTGTCCATGATTTACCTCTAAACACTTCTAATATTTTTTTTTGTTGTGCATAAAAATTATCTAACCAACCAGCTTCCATAACATCTGGATATATTGCCACTAGTTCTTTATATTTCTTGTCTTTAGATATATCTTCAGGACATTTATAGTTAATCTTATCTTTTAATGATCTTTTAATAATCCAAAGTGAGGCTCTTTCTTGTTTTGCTGTGACTTGTGCGTCTAGTTGTCCTACAGATTTTTTACCTGTCTCTATAAATTTTATTTTATAATCTTGTACTATAAAGTCAGCAGATAGTTTAGCACCTGATTTAACTTTTGCTGTATATTTTTTCTTTAATGTAGGTAAGACTTTTTTTAGATTGTCTGGAGATACTTTAACTGTATATACTTTAGACTTTGTGACAGGAGAATCATCGCCATAATAGGCGCCCTCTACCATTAGTTTTAATAAAGATGTAAAATCACTCTTTATATTAGATGGTACGTGTTGAGTTAACGTTGAAACTGTTGCTAAATTATATGCCATATATCTCTCTCATAACATATTTATAAGAAAGAGGCAAGTAAATTATCTGTTATCTACCCATAAAAATCTAGGAATCCCACCATTCATTTCCCAAACCTTATGTTTGTTTTGAAATTTAACTAATCTGTCTGCGTCTTCCTCAAAGAAATATGTTGCTACCACATTATTGGTAGGTTTTTCTTTAACTTGCCATAATATTTTACGGCCTCTTTTGACCATCTTTTTACTGTAGTGTAATTTATCATAATCTTTATCAGACTTTGGTCTTCTATCGTTTCTGCTAAATCTTACTTTTTGTACTTTAGGCATTATACTTTAAAATCTGAAAACTTATCATAAGGATTTACTTCCTTTTTTGTTTCAGTTCCTTTATCTACTATATTTTGAGCTGTATTTTCTACATCATACAATCTCATTTTGGCTCTATCTACACCAAGAATAAATGATCTATGAAAAGAAGGATCATTATATCTATTCTTTAATTGTTTTACTTTCATCTGCCCTAGTTGTTCTAGTTCATCGTTTGATTGTAGAGCAAACATAAAGTCAGCCGTTGCTGGTAAACCAAAAGACTCTGCTGTATCTTCTAAACCAATATCTGTACTTGTATAACCAGTTCTAGTTGTTTGTGTAGCACTGAAAATAGGTAGATCAAACTCTACTGCTAGACCTCTTAATTCTTCAGCGATAGCCTTAATATAAAAGTATGATGATATATTACCACCTTTAAATCTACTTGAAGCACATATGTTTAAATAATCTATAAACAATACTTGTGGTTTAAAAGATTTCTTTAATGCAAGTTCATTTAATAATGCTCTAAAATGTCCACTATGAGCAGACGCCGTTGGATATTCTTTAATAATTAATTGACCTTTAGTCTTGTCTTGTACCTTTTTTAATCTGTCATTGTACATATCTTTTGGTATAGAATGTAAATCGTCCATGGTAACATCTAATAAGTTAGCGTCTATTCTTTCTGCAATTCTTTCCTCTGCCATTTCTAAAGTAATATACAATACATTTTTTCCTTGTGCAAGGAAACTAGAAGCTACGTGACACATAAACAAAGATTTACCAACACCTGTACCTGCAAGAGCAATATTTAAAGTCTTACTTGGTACACCACCTTTTGTAATCTTATTGAAATAACTTAAATCAAATTGGAATTTTTTCTCTTTAGTATGATACCATTGATATCTATCATCACTGTCATTTAAATAATCGTGACCAATATGATTGTCAAATGATACTGCCAAAGCGTCAGCCAATATACTTGGTATTGCCTCTGGTGTTCTCTTACTATCTTTCTTATCTAATATTTTAATACCCTCTAATACTGCATTATGAACGGCACGATCTTTACAAAATTTTTCTGTTGTATCTATTAGCCAATTCTGGTCAACATCTTCAGGATTTAATACTTCTAATACTTCTTTTACCGATCTTACTTCATCATCGTTCAGGTCTTTTCTATGACCCATTTCAACTAAAATAGTTTCTTTAGTAGGTAGATTATTATATTTTGATATGAAATTATATATTTCTCCAAATAAAATATGTTCTTCCCTTTTGGAAAAGTATATGTCTTTTAAAAATGGTATAGATTTTCTCATGTACGGCTCATTGTACATTAAGTTTCTTAATATTGTGACTTCTATTCTTTCGTTATTCATTGGTAAATTCTACCTTGCCTGCGTTCAGTTGTTCTTCCATTACTTCAATAAGTATGTCACCTATGTAATCTACAAATTCCTGATTTTCTATATCTTTGTCTTCGGGATTAGTTAATATATCATAATCAAACTTCATTGGCAATTGTCCTTTATCATCTTCCTCTTTTGCAAAGGCAACTTTACCATACTTGTAGATTACATTTCTGTATTTGTCTTCAAGTAATTTTATAGCCGTGTAATCTGCACCTGTTTTTTGTGCATAGATATAACGTTTTTTATTCTTCGTCTGATCCGTATCGGAATTTTTTGTTGGCGTATTCATCTATTTGTTGTAATATCTCCTTTGTAAAATACTTTTCTGGATCGTCATTGATAGATTTACCAAACACCTTACCTTGTGGTGTTTCAAAACGAGTTGATACTTTCTTAAAGATACCAGCTGCTTCAGCCATATCCAAAAGACCATAATGTTTATCAAGTCCGTGTTTGTAGGTTAATTTAACGTCTATCATAGCGTTCTCTTTTGTTAATCTAGATTTGTAATTTTTACAATGAATAATATTACCAACTACTTCGGTACCGTCTTTTTCTTTACGTTTACTTAAATAGATGATTGATGAGGCAGCGTATTTCAATCCTGAACCACCTCCCATTTCTTTTTGAGGGAACATAGAACCAATAACATCGTAGGTGTGATTGGTCATTATCATAGGTATATTTGCTTTACCTAATTTTAAAGTTAAAACTCTGAAAGTAGATTTGACTATTTGTGATCTAGTCATATCTCTTGTTTCTTTACCAGCGGCTGTGTCTTCCATTTCTTTTGTAGTAGATAACATACCTAAACTATCTAATACAAACATCATAGGCTTTCTTTTCGCCTCTGGTTGTTCTAAATATTTGTCTATAATTTTTATTGATTGATTTCTAAATTCTTGTACTGTAGCAACTGGTACTACAACCATTCTCTTACCGTCTACACCACGACTTTCAATCATGTCTTTTGATACGGCACTTTCTGATTCAAAGTAAATGACACCTGCCTCTTTATCTTTGTCTAAAAAATTCTTTACAATTCCTAATGCAAAGAAAGTCTTTCCTGTCGCAGCTTCTCCAGCGATTGCTGTAATTTTGTTTGATGGTAATCCACCATGAATACTTCCTGATAGTAAAGCATTAAAAGAATAAGAGCCTGTGTCTATAAAACTGGTAACATCAGCACTATCTATTCCATCACTAACTAAACCTGCATATTCATTTCCACTCTCTTTTATTATATCTTTTAAAAAATCACTCATATTGTCTCCTTAATTATTATTCACTATAACATATCTCATTAATATTGTCAAGCTTGATACTTCTTTATTTCT